CTGGTAGGGCGCCATGCCGAAGTTCGCGGTGTTCTGGCCGATACCGGACGCGAGGCTGTTCGCCTGCCCCAGGCCCTGGCCGATGCCGCCGAGCAAAGACGGGAAGGCCGAAGCGCCGAGCGCGCCTGCCTTGTTCTGCTGGTCGAGCGCGCTCAGCACCGCGCCGATCTGGCTGAGATATGTGTTGCTCGGCATCGCCGCGGAACTGGCGGCCAGTCCCGGCGCGGCCTGAAGTAGCGGGCTCGCCGCCCCTGCCGCGCTCTCCTGGCGGCCAAGCTGCTGGTTCTGCCAGTTGATGTCGAAGTCGGACATCGCCTTGTTGGTGGCGCCAGCGCCGTAGGGCGAGGCCCCCAACCCCATCATCGCGTTGGTCGCGCCCGCTTGGTCCATGACTTGCTGCTGGGTCCGGTTAAACAGCGCCGATTGCGGGTCGAAACCGCTTTGCAAGATGCCCTGGCCCGCGCCGTAGAGGCTGTTCGCCCCGGCGCCGCCGAGGGCGGCCCCCTGCGCTGCGCCCGTCATCGCCTGCGCGTAGTTCGGGTTGTTGGCGGTAAAGCCGACCTGCTGCCCGTACATCGGATTAAAGGCGTTCGACATCAGCTGCGGCAGATACTGCATGCCGCCGCCCGCGCCCTGCGCCAGCGCCCCGATTTGGTTGAAGATATCCGGCATCAGCTGCCCGTACAGATTGCCGGCGTTCATCGCCGAGCCAACGGCGTTGCCGGAAAGCTGATCGAACATCGTCGGCTGGCCGCCGAAGCCGCCCGTCAGGTACTGCTGCGTCAGGTTGCTACCGGGGCCGTAGAGGCTCTGCGCCTGCGGGTAAGACCACGCGGCCGGCGTCCCTGCGCCGCCATTGGCCGACATGCCAGCCAGCGGGCCGATGATGTTGCCCATCGTCGAGGCCGCGCCGGCCTGCCCAGGCGGCAGGAAGACGTTGGCCGAACCCCCGCCCGACCCGCTGCCGCCGGCTCCCGCTGGACCCACCTTATGCCTCCTTCACTCGGAGCACTCGGCCGCACTTACGGCCCGGCCCTAGTCTAGCTGGGTGCCAATCGTGGACCTCGCCACACTCGCAGAGGAAGCCAATGTAAAGATCGCCCCCGCCGCGGTACTCGCTAACGATTGTGCCGATGTTCCATCCAAGCCAATGTCGGACTCGTTGCCGCAGACCCATCAGAGCACCTTCGTGAACATCGTCCCGCGCGGCTCATAGCCGAGGGCGAGGAAGAAGGGCAGGAGCGGGCGCTCGAAATTGTCATGCGCCCAGATGGCCTTGACCCCCAATTCCTTGAGCCGCGGCACGACGCGCTTCCACATGTTGTACCCGATGCGCCCAGGATTGTCACGGAACGCTGGTGCCAGGAAGTGACCCTGATCGAACGCAAAAAGCATCCCCTTGTAGCTCGGATGCGTCATCAGGTTGAACGAGATGTAGCCGGCGAGCGTACCCTCGACCCGCGCCACCCAGAGCTTGTAGATGCCCTGGGCTTCGTAGTGCGCCAGCAAGTCCCAATCCGGATCGACCGCGGCGATGTGCTTGATCGGTGAAAGCTCCTCGACGTAGGAGCGGATCAGGTCGGCGGCGTTGGGCTCGGCCAGTACCGCTGAGAGTTTTTCCCAGCGGTAGCTGGTTTTCACCGCATTAGACTTTGGTGTTGGCGGCAACCGCGTCGGCCATCGCCTGCTTCTGGGCGTTGATGTCGTCCACTATCGCCTGCATGGCGGCCGGGTCGTTCGACGCAATGGCGTCCTTCAGCTGTTGTTCGAGGCTGGTCAGGAGCGCCAGCACACTGTCCTCGACGGTCTTCTCAGCCGCGACGGCGGCTTGGATGTCTGCGAGAGTCGCCATGATCTGATTTCCTTGCTGTTGCAGGGTCGCGAGCACGTTTCCGATTTTGGCGAGCCGGCGATCCGTGCTCGAAACTGCCGGAGTATCCTGCGGCGCCGCCGCCGAGTAGAGCGCCGCCTCCACCGCCCGCCGCCGAGACAGCGCCGGAAGCACCCGGCCACCCGCCCTGTTGTACAGGAGAAACGCTGCAACCGCGCCGGTATAGTCGTCGAGCATATGCTTGCGGCGCACGCTGGAGCGCCCGAAGGCACCCACCCCGATATTGTAGGCAAGACTGACCATCGCATCGAACTGGTTCTGCGTCGTGGGCGCGGTGCCGATCATGGTCTCTACCCCCGCGCCATAGATGTTGTCGAGGTCGTCGGCGAACATCTGGTCGGCCTGTTCCTGGGTGATGACCTGGCCAGGCCGCACACCCTCGGTGTGACCGTAGCCAATCGTCCATACGCCCACGACATCCTGATAGGCTTGCAGCCGCAGGCCCTCGAATCCCTCGATCATCTTGCGGCCGGCGGCGCTGACCTTCAATTTACGACTCCTTTGGCCTAAGCCGGGCCTCCAGCTCGCCAGTGGTCGGGCGGGTCTGCTCCAGCACCTCGATCCGCCGGATTATCCGGTCGAACTCCCGGTGAAAATCTTCCCGTATCCGATTCAATTGATCTCCGATGCTTCGACGAAACTCCTCGTGCTCGCGGATCGACAATGACTTGTCGAACGACCGGGACAGAAACGCCATCGCCGCCAAGGCGATAGTGCCAAAGTCGATTATGGTATGCCAGTCCATCTCATAAAAGGAACCGCTGCCGTGGCTGTTCATTGAACGTGCCCATTTGCGACGAGTAGTTCAACGTCGCCGACTGCACGCTGACAGCGGTGTTCGTAGTCGCGAGGTCGCCCCCGCCGTTATCGAAGCCGGCCTTCAGATAAGAACGGATCGCCATAAGGCAGTCGTTTAGGTGCGACCCGGCGTTCTGGAACGACATGCAGCCGGTGGACGGCGGCGCGATCAGGGTCGGCATCAGGTACGGGGTCGGGATCGCAACGCTGACATTGTACGCCACGATAGGGTTTCCCCCGGGCGTCGTGCTGATCTTTACCCGCGTGTTCGGTACGTCAATGACGGCTATATAATAGAACGTGTCCCCCGGCGAGATGACCACGGGATTGCCAATCGAGTCGGTGCCGCTGGTCGGCAGGGTCGCGCCGCAACTGCCGAAGCAGTCGTTAGTGAACATGACCTGATCGTTGAGATTCAGCGTGAACCCCGTCGGCATTTCAGCCGGAGTCGAAAAGGTAAGCCATCCCGTAGTGCCGTCTATGACCCAAAATTCTGTGTAGTTTCCGCCGGAATCGACAATGTAATAACCGATACTTGCCCAATTGGGTTGGAATGGCCCCGTCATGTTTGTTTTGGTATTGATGGTCTGGACGCCAAACATCCAGGCCGGCTTGGTCCCCATGCCAATGAAATACTTCATGTGGTGGTTGATGAAAGTAGCCCAATTGGATTGATAGCTTTCTCCGGCAGTTGCCAGATAACCATTTCCAACAGCCCACCCAATGTAGGATTGCATCCACGGATCGTCGCCGCCGATGCCCGGCTGGAACTGCCACACTCCCAAGGCTTTAGCATTCGTGTCTAGTACATTCGTCACCATGTCGGCGGCGAAGGCTGCATTCTGGCTAACGATTTGTTGGAAGTAAGCCTTCTCGACAAAAGCCGTGCCGTCTGCGAGGTTGTCAGGGCAGATCGAGGCAGCTTGGAATAATGGGTTGAGAGCCCACGCCTCCTCTCTGGGGGCTAATGTAGACGCCATACAAATGCCGTCGTATGACCCGGAAAGCCCCGGCGTCACGGTCGAGTTTTGCACTCGTATAGTGTAGATGTCGATCTTGCCGGGAACGGCACCCGGTCCCACAGTCTTACATAAGACCCCGCCATTGGCGCGCATTATCAGCATGTCGAGATGGTGTCGATACCCCTCTTGCAGATATATGAGGTGTGAGTGACTGCCGATGTGAGTTGTGTTCCGCACACCGGCCGAACCGCTTGATCCCTCGTAATTGCCCGCGCCCACCAAATACAGCGCCACATCATTGCTGGATGTCGGGGCCTCGGTGTACAGGGTAATATTGTTGTTGGCTGGCGCAAAGAAGGCGTCAGTGAAAAAGGAGAGGGTATCCTGCACCAGCCCGGTGTATGTGCCAGCGACGAGGGCGGTGATCCGGCCGTTCTGCTCCAATATCTGGAATGGGTAAGTGCCAAAGCCGATCGAGCCAATACGATCTAGCTTAAACTGGTCATTAGACTGCGCCAGAAATGCCGTCACGGACCAATTAGGATGCACACCGAACCACAGGTCGTTGCCGCCGCTGTCGAACGCGATGTGAGAGTAGTATGGCGCTGGATAACCGCCGTGTGTTGAACCGTTACCGGAGCCATCCAACAGCGGACCCTTATCCATCGCTCCTGGATAGGTGATCGCGGACAGCTGCGCGGCCGGGATTAGTGTCGTGTCGTATTTTGGGGTCTGGCTCGACGACATGAAGTAATTCTTCGCCGCCGTGTCCATGACGACGGTGAGAGCGGTTGGGCCAAGCGATCCCACCCAGCGCGTCTTGCCGTCCGTGCCAGCCGTGAACCAGCGGCTCCAGGCATGGTGGCCGCCGAGGCCGCCTGAAGTCGCGGCGGCAAGCGAGGCCACCGGCCCCGGCGTGCCGGCCATCACGTAGGTAAATGTCGAAGCGCCCGTCTTGGTGATTTTGGCCGAGACTTGGTTCCAGTAATTGGTGCCAGAAGATACCGTTACGCCGTCGATAATGACGTAATCGTCAGTGTTGAGACCGTGCGCCGAAGCCGTCGTTACGGTGGCTGTCGTGGTACTGTTGGTCAACGTCGAGATGCCGAGGTGCGGTCCACCGTGAGGCACTGTGTACGCGGCGATCGAACTGGCACCGTTCTGCACCGTGGCGACGTAGTTGTAGCGGTCAGGCGCTGGAACGCCGCCAGCCATCAGTCTGGGGCCGTTGTGCATCCCGACCATGTACTCGACGCCGGTTATCGCCCCGGTGCTGGGGTTTAGCCAAATCCAGACGTACCAATCGGCGAACAAGTGAACGTGGTCGATCGAGCCATTGTTGAAGGCGATCCACGCCTTGAACCCCATGCAATTGGGGCCTTTGTTGGTCTGCTGCACGTTCGAGCCGCCGAGCGCGGTATTGAGCGAGGCCGTCCACGTCCCCGTGGTGTAGCTGTTCGAGGCCCCGCTGCACGATCCGATGCCGGTTAGGACGACCTTGAGGTCGTTCGCCCCTGTGAACGAGGTGAGATCGGAGATGATGTTGGCGGCCGTCTTGCCGGCCGGCAGCGTGTTGTTGAAAGCTCCACCCGTCGCGTAGACGCTGATCGTGTCGGCCGCGCCGTTCGATACAGCCGCGACAACGCCGCCCGTCCCAGCACCCAAGGCAAATGGCAGCGTGTAGGTTAGCGTGCCTGACGTTGGGGCCGCGAGTACGTAGTTGCCGTTATAACCAAGCGTGTTCAGGCCGTCGATGAACACGGTGTCGCCGCCAGTAATGCCGTGGCTGGTTGCCGCTATGGTCGCGGTCGTGCCGCTCGTTGAGGCGGTGCACGCCTTGCCTCCAGCTACAGTACGAGCCGTTAAGGCCAGGATTTCGGCGAATTTTAGCGATCCGTCCGGCCAAGTCGAGCGCGCGTCTGCCTGGAAGCTCAGCGCATTTGCAGCGCCGTCCTTTAATACTAGGCTTGATCCGGATGGAACTGCGCCCTGAGGCAAAGGAAGTCCAAACCGTATCGGCTGGACGCTCGCTACAGTGCTCGTTGTCGTGTTGGCAACTGTACGCGTCGTCAGCAATGTCGTAGCGGCGCCGGCTGATGCCCCCCCGCGAAATAGGAATGCCTCGGCCTGTCGTGCCACCAAGACCGATGCCGCGCCGCCAAGCAGTGCGCGCCGTCTGATTTTCATGGGAACCCGTTAAACATAACAGGGGATACAGCGCCGCCGGCAGCGCCCACATCCCACGATCCAATGGTCGGAGGCGCGGCCCTGGTGGACCCCACAATGTCGGTCGAGGGCGTTCCAGTCGCCGTGCCGTTGCCCTTCAGCTTGACGGATGTCAAGCTCTTTACCCGATAGTCCTCGGTCCCGGCGCTGGCATTCTGGAACTCGGTTGCCTGCACCAGCGAAACTTGCCCGGTCGTGCCGTAATTCGTGCCGCCGAACGAGCTCTTGTCGGTCGCGTTGTTGGCGCACGTTCCGGCCGTGCCGGAGAAGTCCGTTGCGTAGCCTGCGACGGCCACGTTCTTGAGGGTCGGGGCGCCGTAAACCTGAGTAAATCCGGTCGCGCCCGTACCAGCGGAACTCGTGACGATAGTCACGTCCTTATAGTCGTTGTTCCCGCCAGCGTTCCTAACGCCATTGTCGGTGTTTGCGGTAGTTTGCACTAACACGTTAGTTACCGTTGTGCCTCCAGCAAGAGTAAGAGTGTTCCCGCTGGAAGCTGCTCCCAAACATAAGATGCACTGGTCAACAACCCTGCCAGTACCGCCAGATTGGAAGATTACGGCAGCGCCGTAATTGGCGTCTTGCTTTATCTGCAATCGGGTAACGCTGAAATTATCGCAGGTTATGTCCAAAGCACTTCCGCCGCCGGCCGTCTGCCGCAGCGCTGCGCCATTGGCAGCGTTGTACGCCAAGGCGTTAGTCAGCTTGTTGGCGTTGTCGGCGAAGCTGTTGCCCGTTCCGGCAGTCATCAGAATCGTGTGAGCGCCGGCAGTGACCCCGCTCAGCGCCTGCGACGCCGTGACTGTGACCTCGGCGTTCTGGAAATTGCCAACCTGATCGTCCGTCAGCGTCGCGGCAAACGAGGCGAACCACAGTGCCGGGGTCGCGTAATCCGCGCCGCTCGGCCCGATCGTCTTGGTGGTCGTCATGCCCGGACGATCCTGGGGTCGGGCAGCGCGATCTTGATCCGCGCCAGCGCCCGGACTGCTTCTGGCGATACGGTCAGGATGTCGTCGGCAGCGAGAGGTCGCTTCAATCTAAGCGCCTCGACGCGCTCCAGGTAATCTAGGTCGATCGTGTGACGGCGGAACCAGCGCCGGTAGCCTTCCGGGGCATCGTCCATTACCGTCAGCCAGGACATCGCCCGCACCGGATCATCTACCTGGAGATCGACATCAACGATCCGCCATTCGTGGTGTCCTAGCACCTCGTTGCCGGGATGCCGGGTCGTATCAAGCACATCGACCACATCGCCACGCTGCGGTCTGACGTGGTTGCCCTGGTGCCGGTTGCCAGCCCAGACGCACAGACGGGGCTTCGGCACGTCAGCAGCCCTTGCCTTCAGGCGCGGCAGAAGGCTTATGGCGCATAGCGCAGCGGCCCAGCTAAATAGTGTGCGACGCGAGAGCATCTTGTACCGCCTGGGGTAGATTGCCGGGGTCGCAAGGCTCGGCGTAGGGAGCGCGTGACGCCTCTTTCGGATCGGCCAGGAAGTCGCCGTGCTCGTCGTAGCGCGAGAACAGGCACTCGCAGACCGTATCGCCATCCTCCAGCGCCACGATCGCGTGCTCGGTATGGGCAGCGATCAGGCGACGATCGCCGCGCACGATAGGGTCGATGATCTCGATGCCGTCCCGCTTCAGCGCATAGACCGCGATCGGCTGGCTTGCTGAGACGAGATGATCGTGCTCATGAGCATGCAGGATCGTATGGGCGCCCCGCCCTCGCAGGGTGAACGGGTAGCAGTGGAACGGCCCGACAGACCATTCGCCGTGAAACAGGCGCTCTGGCATCACCGCACCACCCTCCAATTCAATGTGATCGCGCCGGGAGTGATGCTTCCGGCGGTGTTGTTGCACACCTTGAAGTTCACGTTGTTGGATGACGGGTACGAGATGATGGACAACATCCCCGAAGCGGAGGGAATGAACCCCGTGACCGCAGTTGGATCGCCATTGAAGCTGGCGGTCACTACGTCGGTCGTCGCGGTGCCTGTCGCGGCAGTCGTTACCACCGTGGCGCAAGTGGCCGAAGATATCGCGCTGGTTCCGAGGGCCGATGTCCCGCTGGCGACAGTCGTGGTGAGCCCGCCGGCAGCGGATAGATTTGCGGCGGCAGCGGTTGCAACGCCTGTGCCGGGGGTCGTGGTTGCCAGAGCGCCGAAGGCGGCCCAGGTCATGTCGTCCTTGAGGAAGGTCGTGCCGGTCTGCGTTGCTGGCTGCGGCACGCTTAGGGAGGCGTAGTAGTTGGTGCCGTTCGAGGCGATGCTGGCGGCCTGATACGAGCCCAGCTTCAGCGCCGTCAGGTTGTTGATCTTTGCGGTGGTCGGGGTGATCGTGTTGCCGGCAAAGCCGCTGGTGAGGTAGGTCGTGCCGTAGCCGGCCCCGAAGGCGCCCGTAGCGTTGGCGATCGTGTCGGCCCCGCCGCTGGCGTTGGTGCGGACGATGATGGCGCCGCCGTCTGCCGAGGGGATCGCGAAGGCGCCCGTGCCGCTCTGGGTGTCGAGCGTGTTGGTTGTGGCGATCGTTGCCGACCCGGCAGAGCCGCCCACGAGAAACCCATTGCCAAAGGTCTGCGTCGTCGTGCTGGTGACGCTGTGGGTGCCGTCGGTGGTCGTCAGCGCCCCGGCAGGAGCCGCAGCTGAGGTCCAGTCGGTGCCGTTGCTGGTCAGCACATTGCCGTTGGTGCCTGGCGCTACGGTAGTCAGCGCTGAGGCGCCAGCCGTGACAACCCCGTGGTTAGTGAGCGCGGTGGCGCCAGTGCCGCCATTGCCAAAGGGCAGCGTGCCGCTAACGTCAGCCGTCAGGCTCGCTGCGCCAAAGGTCGGGCCGCCCGCAGCATTGCCGTGCAGCAATGTGGTGGTCGTTCCCAGAGAGCCTAGCGCCGCCACGGCTGTCGTGCCCGCGCCGAGAACGATCGCGTTGTTGGTCAATGTGCCGCCGGCCGTGACATTGCCGGTGCCGGCACCAGCCGCAGTCGGTTGCCACTTATTGCCTGACGCGCTCCAGGCCAGCACGTTGGTATCGGCCGGGGCCGATGAGGATACTGCTCGCCCTTGCAGCCCGGTGTTGGTGCAGCTGATGAAGCCGGCCGCCGCTGTGCCGCAGCCTAGATCGCCCGTGATCGAGGCGTCGATCGGCCGCCCGCCGACATCGCCGGCAAAGAAATGGCTGGCGGCAAGCCCCGGCAGTCCAGCAACCGGCAACCCTGTGGCGTTGGCCAGGGTAAGCGAGGATGGCGTGCCGCCCGCCCCGTTGAACAATACCGGTGCCCCAGCGCTGCCCACATTGACCGCAAGGGCCGTCGCGATGCCAGTGCCGAGGCCGGTGATGCCGGTTGCCACCGGAATCTGGGCGACGCCGTTGAAATAGGTGACGAGGTTAGTGACCGTCGTCTTGACCGCGGCCGTGGCGACGCCGCACCCTTGGCAATTGGGGATGACATCGGTCCCGGAAACCGGGGCTCCAGCACTCAGCTGGTCGATCCGAGCCTGAGACCAAGCCGACCCGGCAGAGAGGACAACGGCAATGAAGGCCGCTTTAGCGAACCAGGAGCGCATTGGTTGTCGTCCCTGAAATAAGTAGGCAGTTCGTCGTCGAGCCGTCGACCAGCAGGCACCCCGAATAGATGACGCCGTTACTGCCCGCCCCCATCGCCCACGGCGGGCACTGGAACCCCATGCACTGTGCCTGCGCCGGGGAAATCCACAACAGGAGCGAGAGCAGCCAGCTCATTGATAGTTACAGGTAAAGGCTTGGGAAGCGGCCGAGGAGATGATGCTGACCGTGCGCGGCGGCGGGAATGCGCCCTTCCACCAGGATATGCCGTTCTGCCCGACGCTGCCGACCGGCGACAATGCGATCGAGCCGGCCGCGTTGGCGGCTGCGGTGCAGCCCTTGGCGGCGCACACCCATAGCGTCGCGCTGGCACTAGGATTGGCGATCGTCAGGAACTGGCTGGGAAAGGTTGGCCCGGTCTGGCCAGAGGTCGGAAAAACGATCACGCCAGACACGTTGGTCGCGGTGCCCGAGCAGTTGCTCGGTTGCGAGGATTGCGCGAAAGCGGCGGCGGCCCAGATCGCGCCGCAGAACAGCGCCAAAGCGCCCGCCGCAAAGCAGCGGCAGATACGCCGCCATTGCCGGTCGATGTCGGGACAGGTGAACATCAGGTCGTCGCCCAGCTGTTCGAGCATCACCGTTTTCCCTTCTTGGCCTTGCCGGCCTCGCTAAGGGCGATTGCGACCGCTTGACGGCGGTTCTTGACTTTCGGCCCCTTCTTCGATCCCGAGTGCAGCTTGCCATCGGCAAATTCGGTCATGACCCGATGGACTTTTTTCTGCGTCGCGCTCTCTTTCTTCACGCGCTTTCTCCCGATCGCACCGGCCAGCGGACCACTCGTGTTCATTCCGGCCACAGCGTATAAGCGAGGAAGCCCAGCGTGCCGGCTGCGAGAGCGGCCCTACCCAGGATTCGCATGCGCCTCATCCACCGCTTCCTCGATCGCGTGCTGACCTGCCTCATATGGGTTTCCATAGGGTCGGCCATTTGGGCTGTGATACAGGCGCCCTGGCTGAGCCGTCCGCCCGGACCATTCGGCTCGCCGAACTACCTCGGCGCCTTCGCCGCTATCATGCTGTTCGTAGCGTGGCGGAATACGCACCTGGTCGGCTGCGCGGCCAACATCTCGGCGGTCTGGCTTAGCCAGAGCCGGGGCGCGGTACTCGCCGTAGGCGCGGGGCTGCTTGTGCTGCTGCTGCGCCAGCACCGCTTCATAGCCATAGCGCTCGCGCTGGCCGCCTGCGTAACAGCAATGGTGCTCCACCCATCCGCCGGGAATGCCCGCCTCGCGGTGTGGCACATGGGCCTGACCCTGTGGAGCCAACATCCGATCGCCGGCTGGGGCGTCCAGGAGTTTGCCTTCATCGCCGACCGGCGGCTCGTGTCGCTCAACCATTTCTACTCGACCCCGCTGGACTGGCTGGTCAGGACAGGCCTTGTCGGCATGACCGCCGCAATGTGGATCGCTGTCGAGGCGTGGCTGGCGGCAGACACAAAGCTGCGCGCGGTCCTCGCCGCCTGGCTGGTGCAGGGCCTCTTTCTCTCGGCGGCCTGGCCCACCACCATCGTCCTGCTCGCCGTCCTGGCCGCTATTTTAGTGCGTAAACTTATACCAGGGGACGGCTCCATCGGCCCCCGTATCATCCACGATGACAAGCCACTTGCTGACGGTCGTGCTGGCGCCCTGCGGCCCGAGCGAGGTCATCGTGGTGGCGACGTTGCTATTAGCCGTCCACGACTGCTTGCCCATGAATTGCAGCTCGCTGGTGGCGCCGGCCTTGGTGTACAGAGTGAGGAAATTGCCCAGGTATTCGTTGACCCGGCCGATGATACCGGGGGCAGTCGGCTCAACGGCAGGCGAGGTCGGGATCGCGGCAACGATCTGCACTCCGGCCGTACCGAGGAAAATGCCAAGGGCGAGAACCGCCGCGGTTGAGCGAATGCGCATGGTTTCCTCCAAGGACAGGGATCAGCCTATAGCACGGATCAACATCTTGTGCTATGAAGGCTCCGCTCTCCCACGGAGCTACAGTGGTATGAACCTGGCGGGCTACGGCCCGCTCTTTTTTGCTTCCGCCTCGGCCTTGGCGGCTAAGAACCAATCCCACAGGGTCTTCTTCTGCGCCTCGGCGTCTTCCTTATCTGCCCGCAGATGCACTTGGAGCGCCATGATCTGAGCCTGAAGCGCCAACATATCGGTGGCAGCGGTGCGTTGATCTACCTGCTGCTGAGCCTGCGCCGTCAGCGGCAGCAAGAGAGCCGCAGCTAAGCTAAAAGAACGGAATCGCACGAGGCGTTCCCCCCACATCAACGACCCAGCACCCCGTCGCCCCGGCAATCGAGCCACAACTCGTGGCCACCGCAGTAGTGGTTCCCAAGCCGATCTGCCCGGTCGTGGTCGTCGGAGTTGCGGTGTTGAACACCACGCCGCCCGCCCCGACCTGGATCGGGTGCGAGGTAACGATGTTCTGAATGTTTACGCCCTGCCCGATGACCAGATCGTCGCTGGTGTCGATACGCATCATACCCTCGAAGGCTATGCTGCCCTCGCCGACAAGGGCGGCACCCTTCCCGAGGGCCAAGGTCGGCGGGTTCCCGCCCGCGCCGCAAATCATGGAAAACGCCGGCACGGCGCTTTGCCCGTCCATAAAAGAAACGTTGTGGCAAGTGCCGGCACCAGCCAAAACCTGCTGGAATATATACACCGAACCGTTTGTCCCGAGGATCAGGCGCTCCTCATTGTGTGGCGATAGGATCGCCGACTTGGTGATGTTCAAATACGCCTGACCGCCAACAATCGGCGGATAGAGTTGAAAGTTGGTGGTGTCGCCAGAAGGGGCCGCGCCCGGCTGCGCCTGGACAGATATCGTGTCCATTGCCCCGTCGTTGAGAACATAGGGGCCGCCCGCGCCGCCTAGCTGATAGGCCCCGGTGCCGGACACCCTGACGATCGACCCGTCCCCGACGATAATATTGCCGCCGGTCGTGACCGTCGTGCCCACCGTGAGGGGGCCCGTGGCATTGAGCGTGCCGAGGTTCACTGTGCCGCCGGCATAGTTCAAAGTCAGCCCCGGATCGGACAGAAGCGTTCCATCAATGTTGCCCCATACGGCCGGCCGTCCAATGACAACCGGCGGATTGGAGACGGTGATCGAGTTGATAACAGCGGCGTTGATGCAGTCCCGCAGCGATTCAAGATCAGTATTGAGCTGTGGCGCGGGGATCGGCGTGCCATTACTGAAGATGTACGGCACCACCGGGCATGTCGCGTGCGCCGCGCCGCCGAGGCAGACGAGGCTGACGGCGAGGAGTAGGCGCTTCATGACTATTTCCACAGGACCCAGCCTATGACATCGAGGTAGCGGTACTGCTGCGCCGCACCGGGACCAAAGCCACTGGTCGGCGCCGTTGCCACCGCGACTGCCGAGGCGTCCTGCACCGTCAAGGTCCCAACCGGCGCGGCGAAGCCGATCTCCGCGATCTCGCCAACGGCGACGCCAGACGGTAGCTTTACGGTGAGCGCGGCTAGCGCCCCGGTGTTGACGTAGATTGCCCCAGGGCCATCGTTCATCGCCACCGTGTCGCCATCGCTCGGGGTCACGACCTGGATCGCCAGCGCCGTCGTGCCGGCAATCGACAGGGCGGAAGCGTAGTAGGTCAACTCGTTGGGCGGGGCGCCGCGGACCACCGCCAGGCGGTCGTTGCTGACGACCGGCAGCGGCAGCGCTTCGACGCTCGGGTCCTCGACCAGAAAGTAGGCGAACAGTTCTCCCGGGACCGTCATGGCGGCGCCCTCAATCGGGTCAGGTTGTTCGATTGCAGCACCGTCACCCCGTCATTCGAGAGGAGGAACGGCACGCCGCCAAAGGGCGCATCCGGGGTCTGCGGGCGCTCCAACAGATAACCCAGGATTTCGTAGCGCAGGTAAAGATTGCCGATAACAATGCCTGGTGAGGAATTGCCCCGGATATTGACGGTGCCCTGCTTGAAGACGATCGGGGTCGTCCAGTCCAGTTGCCGCTGGCGGATCGTGCCGCTGTCTGGGCTGATAAACGTAACGCCCCACTGCGCCTCGCCAAAGTAGCTTGGGGGGATGACCAAGCCATCGACCCGCACCCCATCGAGGTTGGCGCGGATCTCGTTGAGAAAATCGACTTGGACGCTCTCGCCCGGCGGCAGCGCCACCATGACGGCGCTTTCGGTGATTTCGTTCTCTGCCATCATGCCGTTGTCGGGCATGAGCGAGGGTTCCCATTCCCACTGCATCGGCCGGCCCTCCTCGACAAAGGTCGAGGCAGGGTTCTGCGCGTCATCCGACTGTCGCATTACGATCGCGCCCACCGGGGCCGGCACCTCAATAAATGTATCGCTCCAGGCCGATATCGCGCTGGCAGCGCAAAAATGCGGCCCGGTCCAGATTTGGCGGGTGGTGTCAAACCAGTATTCCCGCCACATCGTCGTCGTATCGGGCGGTATCAGATAGGGGAACACATCCGGGGTTGCCTGGATCGGCACGGTAATCCGCAGGGTGCGGCCATTGGCGGCGGCGCACATGCGGGAGGCTGGGAAGTTTCCGGTCAGCGGCGGGTTGGTGACCTGCAAGAAGGGCTGCACGATCCCGGCGCCGTCCTGGCCGATCGGATCGGATACCTGGCCCGAGAAGCCGACGAGGCGCAGCCCCTGTGGCGATACGAAGAAGGTCCCCTTGCTGGTCGAGGTAATGGTCAGGGGTGCATGCGTGCCGGTGGCGCAGCGCAAGTCGGCCATCAATAGGTTGCCGGTCGCTGGATCTCCCGTGATCTGCTGGATGTCGCTGTCGCGCTGGAAGGCCAGCAGCCCCTGAACGTTGCCGCCGAGCTGGGTGGATGTCAGCTTCAGTTCGCCGATCGCCGTCACCGCCACGCCGTTTCCGGGGACTAGGGCTTGGGTAGCGCTGGTGCGGATGCAGGGCAACAGGGCGTCGGAGAACGGGATGCCGTCCTCGCCGCAGGCGAACCACGCGCGCCCGTTCATCTCGCCTACCCCGACCGGGACCGACGGCAGATTGTTGGGCTCGGTGTCGCCCGCCGCCCACAGGGGCGTCGTTGGGGTGCCGCCGGTAATCGTCAGGGTCGCCCCTAGCGTCGTGCCGGTCGCGTCCTGGCTGAGCTTGATCTGGGTGCCGGTAAAGAACAGCGTCGTCATCCCGGTCGACAGCGCCGGGGTTGACAGGACAACGAGATTGCCGCCGGCCGATAACAGGGTCGTGCCGGGCGAGATGCCGGTGCCCGACACATCCATGCCGGCCGACAGGCCGCCGGTATCGACATTGACAAAGGCCCCGTTGTCGCCAGCGGTAATCGTCGCCACGACCTGGGCCGTCGTCTGCGCGGTCGAGACGGTGACGGTGCCGGACGGGATGTTTGTGCCGGCAATCAGCAGACCCGGCTGCAATCCGACAATCGATGGGTTGCCGGTGATTGTGTCGGCCGAGAAGAAGGTGAACGTCGTGCCGTTGGCCGAGCCGGTCGCCGGGTTAGAAATTTGGATCTGACGGCCGAGCGCCGTCAAGCTGGCCCCCGTCTGGTTTACCGTGGCGTTCTCGTCCAGAGTTACGTTGCTGCCGGCGATGGTCAGGATTTGGGATTGCGGCGGGAAATTGGCGCTCTCGACCACCATCCCGACATAAAGGAACGAGGTATCCGGCACATTG